TCCAATGTTTTTATTAATCAGAAACCCCTCCTCTTACATCACCATTCGACAAACAAAAGAGGAACCCTTCTTTATTCACCACTACCCTTTTTGTTCTCGTAGTTCGTTAATATTATTTAAGTTGTGGAACGCTTTGCACATCATACTCGTCACCCTGTGGTGTAACTAGAATCATATCGCACTCTATTTGTGATAAACCTTTAGGTACATAAGATTGTACCTTATCCGCTGTTACTCGTTGCATTATCCACATGTTCAAAATAAAGCCGTATATTGGTGATTTCATTTTACATTCCTCCTAATGTCATATCAAGAATAAACAGTATTGTGTTTTCTGCTTCATCTTGTCGTTTCTTTAATGAATCTACATCGCCAATTGTATCAGGCTGTTCCGCTTGCAAGATTGCGACTTCACGATCAATTTCTTCTCTTGTGATTTTACCATCTGCGATTAACTTTTCAATTAGTTGCTCAATCATGGCTGTACCTCCAATGCTTTTACGCGGATATACAAATCAACCAATGACTTCTCATGAATTGATAACATTGTTGAGTTGTCTTGAATCACTGTGCTAATATCATCAACAGCACCACGGATGTTATTTGCGTACGTTAGTTTGACATTTGTTGGATTAACGGTGAAATCGTATTTACTACCTTTTGTCCATGTTGATTTACCGTCAACAACTGTACGCCTGTAGCCGCTATCTACACTCACTTGTGTCAATCCGTTAACACTTAATGCACCCTCAACTTTATCCGTTACGTCAATGATTTGTGGCTTTGCTAGGGCGTAGGATAGTTTGTATGGCTGTACCGTGCCATCCAATTGTGAAGGTGATGCAAATGTCGGAACGATTGTAACCGCGCGGACATTGCTTAAATCACCTATCGGAATCCACGTTTTCGTTCCCGTACCATCGTAGTTAGTGCCAAATGTTCCGCTGTTCATTTGGTAACCGTAGAAGTAGGCTTTGATTTCCGCAACGGATGGAGTATATGTTTCTCCGAATCCTGTATCTAGGTCGGATACAGTTAATACCAAAAGGACATTATCAGAATAACTATTATCAACTGTCTCTGTAAACACGCTAAAATCGAAAATAGCTTTAACTTTTTTCCCGTCGTGTTTTGAAACAATTTCAGTACTTCTTATCACACCAACCAATGGATATTGCACTATTTTATACCCTGTCTTATCCGAGCGATGAGCCCACGCCAAACTACCATCCAACACAACATCCTTCTCCACACTCTTACGCAACAACCAACGACCATCTTGTTGATACAAAATATCCTTTTTATCGCCTATTGCGCCGAGTTTTATGTCTGCAATTACGTATGATGGATTACGCGGCACGAATGGTTTTGCTACTGAGCCTAGTGTGAGCATTGGGTTTTTGAAGGTGAATGTGCCTGTTATTGCACTGTTTCCAAAGTAAACTATAATTCTATTTATGTTGGGTGGAACAGTAAAGGGTACAGTCATGATAGGGCGATTAGATATGATAGATGTTTCAACTCCTGTATCACTAATCGAATTTACAATGAAGTTCCCTATACTTTCACATTTAATAAAATAACTTGCTCCTGGCGTAACATTTATATTTACTCTGTTAAATACACTTGGTGCAGTTGCATTCAATTCCAACTCATACGGACTAATAACCTTAGCATTAGCATGTAACACCCACTCGCTAAATGGAGGAAGTAAATTATCCCCTTCAGCTATAACACCAACACCTTGTAAATGTTGAACGCCCTCCACAACTGGATAACGATTCACAACTTCATCTGCGTTCCAATCTAGTAGGATTTTGTTGTAGTCTGAGTCGTTAACTTCGTATAGCGGTACTTTTGGATGAGTGAAATCTGCATCGGGTAAGAGTTCGATTTCTAGTTCGATGTAGTCGGTATTGATGATTGATGGAATTATTCCATCGGACGGTTCTGCGTAGGCTAAGAAATGGATGAAGCCATCAGACTGAATGCGAGAATTTAAGGCACTTTCCGTATTATTGATACCCTTAAGTATACTAACTCCTCCGGTAATAATAGAACCATAATTAATGTATGCCCCAGGAGAATACCAAACAGCTAACGTAGCCTTATTCCCACCAACACTACTACCGTACCCGTGCCAGTTAGCTACTATTTTAGAAACGTTAGCTTTCAACCATGCAACCTTATCCGCAACCGTAGCCCTCGGTATACGTCCGATGTTACGTTCTACTTCTTCGATTAGGTTGAAAGAGAAAAGTTGCTGTGCAATGCTAGTGGTTAAATTAGCTGTTACCGCAAGAGACGTGACGTCCAACTTCGAAATGATAGGGTAACTACTCGTTAATTCTACCCATGTATCAGTGGGCTTTTTCAATGTTGTAGCGTTATTGACAGTAGCAGATTTGTGCGGATTCTCTACCACACTCCCCGCAACTTTCCCCTCAAAATTAGCTGTGCGGATAATAATCGGTCTAGCATCTTCTCCTGTTTTCGTAAACTTCGCTACACCTTTATGAGTAACTGAGTCTACAATAACACTTGTTTTCTTATCTGCAACTACATAATTCTTGCCCGTTTGTAGTGGTGTGTTACCTAAGCTAACAAGTGTACGTCCCTCAATTTCCACGGATACAGGAGCGTTCACTTCGCCGTTAACGACTGAAACGCCTTGAGAAAGTATGGACGTTTGACGTTCGGATTGGGACAATTTATTCTGAATATCCGTTAAAATATTGCTATTCATTTCTGAGTGGAAAGCCCACGCAGTACCATTCCACCTATAAAATTTACCATCATTAATCGTTTGCGCAATCCAACCAATCTGCGGATTTGTATAAGTCGTTGAGAGAGCTGCGAAATTAGCAACTGGCGCTTTATATTCTAGTTTCAGATTGTTAACGGCTGTATTTAAGTTTGTGACTGCATTATTCGCATTTGTGGTAGCTGTTTTGGCTTGTTGAATAACAAGCGGACCTTCTCCTAAGACTACCTCTAATAATGTCTTCTCATTTTCGGACAATATATAATCTATCGACAGATCTTTTAAAACTTTATACGTAAACGGTATGGACGACACCCTACCGTCTGCGTCGTAAAGTTGGATTACCGCGTCCACGCGACCAAGTACGCTGATTTCTGTCGTCCCCAAATTAAATGTAACTTGGTTGGCGCCTGTTAGTACGCCCGCCCTTTGTACAGGTTGTTTGTCTGGACGGACACTAACAAGTGCAAATGTGGATACACCACTTAAGTCGAAAGGTTCTCCATCATCCGTCACATACAAAACGAAAGTTACTGCATCATTTTGGGTGACGCGAAGGGGATTAATGTAGTTTTCTCGTTTGATATCCACATCAAGGTAATGTATATCTTTTATCGTCAAGTGTGGTCACTCCTTTCATAAAAAATAAAAGCGTGTGCTAATCCCGAGCGTAAATTCACCCGTAGCACCGCCAATTTCAAACTTGTTATTTCCTGCAGCAAAACTAATTAGCCGTTTATTTGTATCTTTAAATACGCTCACATCGTTTTTTAACGACCGCACACCTTTAAGTTTAATAGCATCATCAACAGTCGTAGATCCGGTGTATGTCCATTCATCACCTGTGGTTATGTTTTTAATGGATAAATTGTTAGACGCGCCCTGAAATGTGATTTCAGTTTCATTTTGTGTTCGCATATCAATGGGGATATTGCCCCCATTGTGAAATACAAAGTTATCAGTTTTAAACACCCTGGACATAACATTGACTGATTCAGCAAAAGGGTTATCAATGGTCGTGAATAATAACTCACCTTCACCATATTTCAAAGATTGTTCAATTTCAAACATGTTTTTCAACCTTACCTTGTATCGCTTTGTGGACACTTCATGGTTGTCTGCTTGTGTTGCGACAATATCCATCGGATCTGTAAACTGATACTTCATCATTTCAGGTCTACGAATTTCTTGAATGTGGAAAGGTTCTTTACTCATAACCACACCAAATAGGTCATCACGTTTATGTTGAAAATCTAGCATATTATCAGCTTGAAAATAGAAAGGTACTAAGATTGTCCTACTTCCATAGGACACCCCAGTTTCAAGATAACCATCATAACCTTCTATTTTCTCATTAGATGACTCTATTTCAATAGATGAAACTGAGAAATCTTTTGCATGAACACCTATCCCGCTTAACCGTCTACTGATACCTTTTTTAATAATGTTAATATCCATGTGTCACGCTCCTAGCTGAGTAGTTATCGCTTTGTAAACGGCTAATATCATCTACTATTTCACGCGCTATTTGATGACCGCCCACAATTACATTAATAACAGCGGGTTGTTTATTAACGTTTATGTTGTTTCTGAAATCAGTTTGCATCCGTCTGTTATTTTGTCTGTTTAGAGCATTAACTTGGTCAGCTATTCCCGATGATGTGGGTGTTTGAAAAGCATCACCAACCGCCATCGCAACATTTCTTGCTTGACTGATAGCTAGTCTTTCCATCCCCGCTATACCGTCCATCCATCCAATCATCATGTTTTCTCCGATATGGTCGCGCATCCACCTGGAAGGGCTATTAATGTCAAACGCTTTGGATATTGTTTTCTTAATCGCGTCCGCTATTGACTTAGCTTGTGCCTGAAGGTGACTGTTCATTGATTTCATACCCTCACCTAGACCAGCCATTGCATCAATACCTACCTGACGCATACTATCGAACTTCTTACTCGCACCGTTTACGATGTTATCTATTTTAGATTCCCATTCAACTTTGACCTCATCCAATAGAATAGATGTGCTTTTCTTCAATGCAATTAATTGATTATCTACATCATCTTTCATCGGTTTCAGTTCTGTTGATGCTTGTTTTGAAGCAAGTCTAAACTTGTCACGATACAAAGTTGTGTAATTAGATAATTCAGCATCAGATAAACTGTTTAGTGCTTGTAGTTCGCCCAGTGACTTGACACCCATAGACCGTAATTCATCCATTAGATTCTCATCATCAATACGTCCATCAAGACTGTTAATAACCTTACTGTAATCAGATAACGCTATAACCTGTGTTTCAAGGTTTCTGATTAAATCTCTACCTGTTGCTTCATTCTTGTTCTTAAATTCATCAAAGATGTTCGCAAACCCTAGTAATTGATTGACCTTGTTTTCATACGCTTTGTTGAAATCGTCCTGAAGTTTATTAGATTCATTGTTATAATCTTTATCAATTGCTAACATACGGTCGTTGTATTCTTTGTTGATTGATTCGACTTGTGTTCGTAATTCTTTAACCGTTTCCTGATGGTTTTTCATAGCTGTTTCATATTGTTCAGATCCTTTTTTCGCTGTTCTGTACAATGCGTTCCACAGTCTAATCTCATCAGCAATGTTCATATCGCCCTGTTCTCGTTGTTCTTTAACATGTGATTTGATGTTCGCCATTCGCTCTTTTTCAGCTGCGCTATGAAGTTTGTTGTAATTCTTTTGCGCTTCAACACGTTCTTTAGTACCTTCAGCAAACAACCGTATGGAACTTTCCCATAATGCTGCTTCACCGACTAGACCAATTTCACCGAGTGTTTTCTTATCCTCAATGTGTAGTTTGATTTCTTTCAACATATCTTTTTGTGCGGTTTCAGTAAGCTTGATACTATCGGAAATGTTTTTCTTTTCGATAGCTGTTACTTTCTTATGTGCATCTTCTTGAATACGTCTGATTCTAGTGTTTTCATCTATCGTTGTTTTCCGTTTCTTTGAAGCTGCGGCTCTATTAATCTTAGCAACATCTTCTCTTGCTCTCTTTTCAATAACAGCAATTTCAGAAATACCTTTACTGATTACTTTCTTTTCTTCATTCTTGAAGTGTTCGGCAATGTCAATAACCATTAGATTAAGATCCGTAACTGCTTTTTGAACCATTGGCGCTGTATCGTTGATGCCGATAGCCATACCCGCCACAACATCATCACCAATCTGCATAAATACCCGTGATGGTGATTTGATGCCTAGAATCTTCTTAGCCCAATCAGGAATTAGAGCGGCTAGTTCAGAGACCTTTGTTTTCACATCGGAAAACTTAGCAGATATACCCTTTATTAGTCCAGCGACTAAGTCTTTACCTGCTGAAATAAATTCGGAGATCTTCTCTCTAACTTTACCTGGCATTTCACCAATCTTAGTTCCAACCAGAGTAACCGCTTCAGTCAGTTTTGTTTTGATCGCTGTTTTCACTTCTTCGAATTTAGCTTTTGCGGTCGTTACAATTTCAGCACCTTTATTCGCAACACTCGTAACCATAGAACCGAACTTAGAGCCTAGTGTGGTAACGATATTGGTCAGTACTGTTGTTATAAAGGTTTTTATTGCGTTCCAAATTGTCGTTAATATCGTTTTTGAATTTTCCATCTGCGACTTAATAGCGTTCTTCATGCCCTCAAAATCGCCTTTAACCAGTGCTTTTAGGAACGAAAGAATATTCGTGAATGTGTTTTTCCAGTACTCTAAGATAGCGGTGATAATAGATTTTGCTAATTCAAGCGCCGCTTTAATGTTATTTACCATTAAATCGAATCCAGCTTTAACGCCTTTAGCAACGTCTTTAACGATATCAACAACCCACTTCACCAAGTTCTTGAACCAGTCAACAATTTCATTAACTATATCGGGGATGATAGAGTTTCCTACCAATGTCATGTATAGTCCGTAGAAGAAATCAATGATAGTTTTCACGAATGTTCCGATGAAAGTTCCGATTGCCGTGAATATATTCACAAAGAAATCATATGTTGACTGCCCCACTTGCGCCAAATAATCCCACGCACCGGCAAAATCACCTGTCAATAACGACACAACCGCGTTAACCATATTGACCACAACATCAACAATATTGATAACCGCTTCTATTAAAGGTCCAATTGCGGATATAGTCGCTGTGAATATCGAAATCGCTAAACCAAACGCGACAACAAGTACACCGCCCACAATTACCCCTATTAATTCAATAATAGGCATTAGACTCTCGAACAATGTTTTTAGACTATCCATTATCGGGTTAACGGAATCCTTTAGACCTTGAAATGATCCCTTCACTGTTTCCAGTAACGGCGCGAAGTTACCGAATACTTCCCCTGCTTTCGCTTTTACGAGATCCCAATTTTTATATAGAAGGACACCTATCGCGATCAACCCCACGATAACTGCGATAACTGCGCCCACAGGGATCGATATAGCCGCAAGTGCAGTTGAAACAGCGGCAAAAATAGTCGATAAGGCTGCAAATCCTGCGAATAAAGAGGGGATGAATCCTATCAATAGAAACAGCGGTCCAACCAGTAACAAGAATCCTGCTGCTAACGTAGCGACAACAGTTAATATTTTGACTGTTTTGTCATCCAGTGTTGTAAACTTATCAGCTAGTTTCTGTACAAAATCAACCATGTCAGTGATGACAGGTAAAAGTACATCACCAACCACTTTGGCAACATCTGTGACAGTGTTTTTCAAGATAGCCATCTTAGAATCGAATGTTTCATATCGTTGTGCCGCTTCATCTGACAGTGCCGTGTTCTTGTCCCAAGCTTCAGATGACGTGTCGACAGCTGTAGCAAGTAATTCAGATGCACCTGATAATCTGAGTAATGTGTCTGTTTCTTGCAAACCTTTAATGCCTAGGTTTTCAAGTATAGCGTTTAGGTTCTCACCTGATTCGCCTGATGCGCTCAACCCTTTGATGAATGAGTCTAGTGCTGTGATAGGATCGTTCTTCCATGCTTCACTGAAATCAGCAGATGACATATCCGCAGCTTGTGCGAATGCGGCCATTTCTTCACCACCATCGGCAACTGCGTTCGTTATCTTCTTCATAACTGTAGACATTGCAGAACCACCAGCTTCAGCATTAATACCAACAGATGCCATAGTTGCGGAAAGTGCCATAATATCTGACTCAGTTAATCCGACTTGTGCGCCCGTACCTGATAATCTCATTGCCATATTAACAATATCTGCTTCAGTTGTTGCCATTGAGTTACCTAGTGCAACCACCGATGAACCTAGTCTGTCAAAGTTCTCTTGTGGCATTCCTACCACGTTCGCAAACTGAGCGAATGAAGTAGCCGCTTCTTCTGCTGTCAGATTTGTTGCTTCACCTAAATCAACCATTGTACGTGTAAACCCTAGTATGTTTTCTTTTTGTATGCCTAATTGACCAGCCGCTTCAGCAACCGCTGATATTTCAGTAGTGGATGCGGGCAATGATTTAGACATGTTCCGAATGCCTTCTTCAAGTGCTTCAAATTCAGTTTCAGTTGCATCAACTGTTTTTCTCACGCCAGCAAAGGCGCTTTGGAAATCAGATGATGTTTTAACTGCATATCCTAAACCGGCCGCTATAGCTGTACCAGCAACAGTAGCTGCTGTACCGACTTTCTTGAATGAATCAAATGTTTGGGCGTTACCGCTCACGAAGTCATCCATCTGTTCTTGAGCCTGTCTTATGCCATCCACAAAACCCCTTACGTTGGCACTGAGTACTGCTTCAATCGAATAACTTTCACTCATCTAGTATCCTCCTTTCATTGATTTATTTTAGCCGCCATTTGAGCCATTTTTTTATACTTATCCGACAACTTGACCTGGACTTTATCGACATCTTTTATGCGCTTTTCGTAATCGAAGAAGTCTTTGAAGGATTCAAACGCGGACACTGTTTTTTTACCTTTTTCTTTTGTCGAACCCGCTTGTTTATTGAGCCATGCGGATAAGTGCATATCGTACTCGACATCAATACGGGACAGCCTGTAAGCCTTGAACCTGTATAGATATTCTGCAAACGTCATACGTTCTACTTCGTCCATCGACCTACAACCGAGGAAACGGAAACTGTTAATTATTATTTCTTGGTAAGTTTCTGCGCTGCTTTTTTGCGGCTCGCTTCCGTACTCATCTTCTCCATCCGTGCCTGAGATGTCCGGACCGCGTTCGAGTTTTTTAGTTCTTCCTCGATTTTTGCGAAGAGTGTTTCAAGTTCGTTTTCTTCTCCGTATTCATCTAACGCGTCAACAACTTCATCTTCCGTCACGTTGTCCTTGTACAAAGCATGTTTGATGATTGATACGAGAGCGGGGAAATTACCCATTACTAGCTTCTGTTGTGCCATCATCAGACCCATACCAAATGAAACACTTTCTGTTTTATATTTTTCTGTTTCATCTATATCAGCAACGAATCTAACTCCAAAATTCAGTTGTTTGTTTTCACCTTTAATTTTAAAATCCATTTTAATTACCCCGTTTCATGTTTTAGTCAAAAATAAAAAGAGGACGCAGTGTCCTCTCTCAGTTTGTTACCCTCCTACTACGATCGCGCCATCACGGAACGCATATTGAATAGCAGCTTCTTGTTCAGCTGTTAGTTTCATCATCCCAAATTGCGGCTTTAACTCAATGTGGAATGTGCTTGAAACCGATGACTCGTCATCTACACCTGCATCCCACTCCCACGAGTCAAGATACCCTTGTGCATAAATAGCTGGGTATTCTTCCGCTACTTTTAGATCTTCATCAATCGTTACTTCCCACAGTTCTAATTTAGTGCCGTTAAGCACCGAATCGCGCAACATAGCAGCAACAGGATCAGTTTTAGCTTGAATAGCTTCGATTGACACCTCAGACTCTAGTTCGCCTTGCTTGATAAGAGACCCATCTTTAGTGGTTACTTTATCAGCTGAACGTGACAAGTTGAATGTGTGACCTGTTTGGAATACTAGTTTAGCCGCTGTAGCTGTAGCTTCTTTGGATAGCTCTCTAAATAACAATACTTTTTGCTTACCTTGAATCATTCCTGTCATTTTAAATGACCTCCTGTTTTAGTTAAATTTAATATCTACTTCAAGTATCCCGTGTATTAATGGCGCTGCCGTTGAATTATCAGGTATCATTTGTGCGCTCAACCTACCCACTGATAAGTGAAACGTCTTAGATTTATTCAACTTTCTCAATTCAGTTTTCAACTCGTTTATCATAATCGCCATATCCCCACGCTTTTTATAGTCGTGATATATGTGTATACGTTGCGTGACAATCCCCGTGATCGTTGACTTGTTAGCAACATCCACATCGAATTGCTCACCCAAGTACACAAAAGGGTAATTTGTCTCCTTTGCGGGTAGATAATCATAAGTTGAAAAACCTAGATTATGAGATATTTTGAAGATTGCATTGAATATTTCTAACTGTGGACTATTGATAGTTACCACCTACTTTATAGTTAATTCATTAGACGTTTTAAGTCATTGAGGTACTTTACGCGTTGGACCATCATTGCGGGAGCTAGAAACGGTTGTGCAGTCATAAATCTAGTACCTAATTCTAAAAACGGTGCATACTCAGTAGTTGGCGCTACCACAACGCTTAATCCATCGCTAGATAATTTAGGCACTATTGACCGCTTAGTTGCTCCTGTCGGTCTGACGAATACGCCGCGGACATAATGTCCTTTAAATTCAGCGTTACGTATAGCACTGTTAGCTAATTCTCCACCGTTTACTTTAACCGCAGTCTTTACATCGTCATAAGTAGCCATTTCCTTCAATCGACTAAGTAAAGCATCCGCACCGCTTATTTCCATTCTCATTGGATTACTCACAAAGCAGCACCCTCCAAATAAAATACAGACTGTTTGCGATGTTTAACGTGTTCTTTTACTCGGTACCGCCCTTTATACTGACCTGCTGGAATCTCCACATAATCGAATACTCTGTTATACGGGCGCTGTAATCTAGACACTATGATGTTAGTGTCAATCTCCCCGAAAAGTTGTACCGACCGTTCCGTACCGACAGGTGTTATATTGCAGGGTTTAGTTTCCCTCACCTGTACCGCCTCGTCGTGGTTGCCTGTATCCGGATTAAACCCACCTTCTGATTCAGTTACGAATATGACTCTGTCGGAGTAGCGCATTAGATGAACATCACCTTCCCTCTTACAGGCTCAAAAGGAACAACCTCACGTTCTCCCTCTATTATTGACAGGTAAGGTTGGAAGTCGTCTTTAGGCTCAAAGAAATCCGTCCTGTGCCCTTCCGTGAGTTCAGATTTCATACCCTCTGCACCTAAGCGGTTGTATCGCATGACTGCTATTTCCACCGTGATAAATTGCAAATTTAAAGGGACCTCTTTGCCTAATAAATAGGTTAGATGTCCCTCTACATTCTGGATGATTATATTAATAACTTCGTCTTGCGCTGTATCTGTTGGATCTGTAATGCCGACCAACGTTCTAATCTTTTGTAGCATTTTTCTTCGCCACCTTTTTAGCAGCTTTCGGTTCCTCAACAATTAAAACAAGATAGTCGATAACTTGACTCTCATGCATCTCAA